GGCACATATTCTTGCAGCCCATCGCAAACAGTTGCATCAACGACTATCACCAGCGCGTCAAGCACAAAGGTTCAGTTCACTCAAGGTGGAACATATAACTTCCAGTTCAGCATCCAGTTTGAAAATACAGACAACGCATCCCATGATGTCGATATTTGGTTTACAAAGAACGGCGTAAACATTGCAGACAGCAATAGTCAATTCACAGTCCCTGCGCGTAACAACGCCAATGAATATGGGCATCTGATTGCTGCATTGAACTTCATCACAGACGTGTTAACAACAGACTACATTGAAATCGTTTGGCGCACATCAAACTCATTAGTTTCGATTCAACAAATCCCAGAGCAAACAACGCCAATTCGTCCAGCAGCACCATCAGTAATCTTGACGGTTACTTTTGTGTCTAATAGTTAAGAGTAAATATCATGGCACTCATCCCCCTCAAAATTCCTGCTGGTGTCTTCCGTAATGGCACTGAATATCAGTCTTCTGGACGTTACTACGACTCAAACCTAGTTCGCTGGTTTGAAGGTACTTTGCGTCCAATTGGTGGATGGCGTAAGCGTTCATCTACGCAATTGACAGGTTCATGCCGTGGCCTTATCACTTGGCGTGATAACTCATCAGATCGTTGGATTGCGGCTGGAACGAACTCCAAGCTGTACGTGATGAACGAAGCTGGCACTGTTAAGGATATTACGCCAACTGGTTTCACAACTGGCTCTGCTGATGCTGTGTCAAAGTTGGGTTATGGATATGGCACTTACGGCTCATTTGCGTACGGCGTTGCTCGTCCAGACTTAGGCTCTTTGACTCCAGCAGCCACATGGTCAATGGACACTTGGGGCGAGTATCTCGTCGCTTGTTCAGATGCTGATGGCAAGCTGTATGAGTGGCAGTTAGGATTCTCAAGCCCAACATTGGCTGCTGCCATCACCAACGCGCCAACATCATGTGCTGCTGTGATGACGACTGCTGAACGCTTTGTCTTTGCTCTTGGCGCTTCAGGCAATCCACGTATGGTGAAGTGGTGCGACCAAGAAGACAACACAGATTGGACACCTTCCACCACCAATCAGGCTGGTGACTTTGAGTTGCAGACTGTTGGCTCATTGAAGTGCGGTAAGCGCGTCCGTGGATTGAACTTACTGTTTACTGACGTTGATGTCCACGCATCTTCATACATTGGCGCACCATACGTCTATTCGTTTGAGAAGGTCGGTTCAGGTTGTGGCGTGATCTCATCACAAGCCGTGGCTGCGATTGACACTGCTGCGATGTGGATGTCTCGTTCAGGCTTCTGGGTGTATGACGGTTACGTCAAGCCTTTGGCTTCTGACGTTGGCGACTATGTGTTTGAGAATATCAACTACACACAGGCCAGCAAGATTTACGCTGTTCACAACAGCAAGTACGGTGAAATCACTTGGTTCTACCCATCTGCTGCATCAAATGAAAACGATTCTTACGTCACTTATAACTATCGTGAAGGTCATTGGGCAATTGGCTCTATGTCTCGTACTGCTGGCACTGATCGTGGGGTTTTCACTAATCCTTTGATGGTGTCTGCTGACGGCTACATCTATGAGCATGAAGTTGGCTATGACTACGGCGGCAGCACTCCTTACGCTGAGTCTGGTCCTATTGAGGTTGGCAACGGTGACGCTGTGATGTCAGTCCGTCAAGTGATTCCAGATGAGCAGACCTTGGGCGAGGTTGTTGTGTCATTCAAAACACGTATGTACCCAACGTCTGATGAATCTACGTTTGGCCCATATTCAGCATCCCAACCAACTGATGTCCGTTTCTCAGCACGTCAAGTGAAGATTCGTTACACAGGCAATGTGTTGTCTGATTGGCGCATTGGCGTAACCCGTTTGGAAGCTGTTGCTTCTGGCGGTCGATAAACGAGTGATGCGCTACTGAGCTGCCAAGAGACTAAAATTCATGCAAGAGTTGCAAGAAGGAAAAGTACCAGTTTGCGTCCGTCAGGACTACATCATGTACTTTGAATACTTCAACGACAACATCTGGTTTCACACGGACATTTTTAAGTGGACGGGTGACACCAAAAGGCGTTACAGGAAAGATGTGAATCAGTTGCTTGCATTGGTGGATTGTCCAGTTGCAGCGTTGATTCGAGAAGACGACACCAAGCTCATTAGGTTCGCCAAATCGTTTGGCTGGATTGAGAAGTGTCAAATAATTTTGGTTGATGGCTCAAAAGCCTACATCTACGCTTCAAAGCGTAACAAAGGGGAATGATATGGGTGGCGTTGTAAGTGCAGTGACAGATACAGTCAGTGACGTTGTTGGCGGTGCGGTTGATACCGTCAAAGACGTTGCTGGTAGCGATTTAGGCAAGGCTGCTTTGCTTGCTGGTGGTGCTTATTACGGCCTTCCTGCTTTGGCTGAAGGTTGGGGCGCTGCTGCTCCTGAACTGCTTGGTGAAGCTAGTGGCGCATGGCTGACAAGCCCAACGGCTGCTGGCGCTACTGGCTTGCTGAGTGGTCTTTCAACTGGTCAGATGCTTGGTCTTGGCGCTGGTGCATTGGCTCTTGGTGGTGGACTTGGTGGAAGCCAGCCATCATCTTCCACATCAAGCACAGCCATTGACCCACAAATGAAGGCTGCTTATCTGCGCAACTTGGAAGAAGCTCGCGCAACTGCTGCTGGTTTAGGTCAAAAGCAGTTTGCTGATTTCAGCGGTAGCTACGGCACTGCTGAACAGCAACTTCGCAACATCGGTCTTGGTGGTGCTGGTCAAACTGGTACTGCTGAAGCATCACGCTTGACAAGTCAACTGGCTGGCTTCACGCCACAACAGATCAAGGCTGGCACTGGCGCTCAATACATGAGTGCATATCAAAACCCATACGAGAGCCAAGTTGTTCAAGCAGCTCTTGGAGACATCGAATTGGCGCGTCAGCGTTCTGGTTTGTCAGATCGTGCTGCTGCTACTGCTGCAAAAGCATTTGGCGGTTCACGTCAAGGTGTTGCAGAAGCTCTGACGAATGAAGCTGCTTTACGCAATGCTGCAAGCACTGCTGCAAACTTGCGCTCTGCTGGCTTTACGACTGCTGCTCAACTCGGTCAAACTGATGCGGCGCGTATGCTTGCAGCGGCTGGTACTAATCAGGCAGCAGACATCTCTGGCGCTGGTTTGCGCATGAACGCTGCTGGTCAAATCGGCAATTTGGCTGCGCAACAGCAGAACTTGGGCATTGCTGGCGCAAACGCTGTGATGCAGTCGGAAGCTCAACGTCAAGCGCTGGAGCAAGCCAAGCTGGATGCGGCTCGCAACTTGTCATTGGAGCGTTTGGGCATCTCTCAATCTGCACTTGGCTTGCAACCAGCAAACCTTGGCGGTGCAACTACAACGCCAATCTACAAAAATCAAAGTGCTTCTGCACTTGGTGGCGCATTGTCTGGCGGTATGTTGGGCAATATGATTGGCGGAGCTGGTGGTGCAGGCTACGGCGCTTTGGCTGGTGGCTTGTTAGGTCTTCTGTAAGGAGTAAATGATGGCAACGACTCAAGATTTCGGTGGTTTACTCTTTGGCATGGGCGGTTCTGGCCTTGAAGAATATCTGACACCAGCACAAACGCAAGGCATCCAAAACCAAGCCATGCTGCAAGCTGCTGCTGCTTTGCTTCAAGCTGGTGGTCCTAGCGCACGTCCAGTTTCACTTGGTCAAGCTCTTGGCGGTGCTTTGCAAGCTGGTCAGCAGGGTTATTCGCAAGCACAGCAAGGTGCAATCGGTAACTTGGTGGCACGTCAAAAGTTAGATGAAGCAAAGCGTCTTGGTTTGTATCGTCAGGCATTAGCTGGCGGCATGGTTCCACCAGAAGGTTCTGCACCAGTTGCACCAGCACAAGCTGGTGTTCAATTGACTCCACAACAGCAAGCAATTGCAACACCACAACCAGCTCCAATGAATGAGCAGGACATGATGTATGCACGTGCAATGCGCAACTATCAGATTGCCTTTAACGCTGGTCAAGTTGAAGACGCAACAAAGTTCTTGGAGCAAGCCTACAAGATCAAGCCAAACGCTGAAGTTCCATCAGACATTCGTGCTTTGGAGTACGTGTCTGGTCGCAAGTTGCAAGGTACTGGTCAAGAAGGCATCAACGCACTTCAAGGTTATCGCAGAGCTGGCGCTGTAAATGTGGATATGGGCGCAGGACAAAAAGGCTTTGAGAACGAAGTCAACTTGAAAAAGATGTTCTCTGGCGAACCAATTTACAAAGACTTCAACGATATGCAATCAGCATACAAGCAAGTCAAATCTTCGTTGGCTCAAGAGAACCCAATTGGTGATGTGGCTGCTGCAACCAAGATTATGAAGTTGCTGGATCCAGGCTCCGTGGTGCGTGAATCTGAACTCGGTATCTCTATGGCTGCGGCTGGAAAGATGGACCGTTTACAGAACTACGTTGACAATTGGGCAAAGGGTACAAAGCTCACACCGACACAACGTCAAGACTTCCAAAACCTTGCAAACGAGTTGTATGCTGCTGCTGGTCAGACTTACAACATGAAGCGCAACGAGTATGCTGATTTCGGTTCTAAGTACAACCTTGATG